GAGAGCGCATCCGACCCGGCCAAGCCGTCAGTTTGTTTTGGGTTATCACTCATTTTTTGGTTTCGGTGTAGGTTGGCCCTTGCCGGTCGGTTGGACTTGTTTCGTTCGGCATAGAATTGGAGCGGGGGATCGAACCCCGGCGGGAGGTTAGGCAGTTGCCAGAATGAACTGTGCGATTTTAGCGGGTGTTCTTAGGTATCCGCCGTATTTGATGCCATCTTCGATTTGGGCGTCTGTGAAATTGAAACCTCCTTTGGTGAGGCGTGCTTGGATTTTTTTGATGAGGGCGAGGTGTTGGTTGGTGTCGGACATGCGCGAACAATACGGATTACTCCCCCCATTGCAAGTTTTTTTTTCATTTCCTCGGTTGCATCTATCCCGGCGCGTCATCGCTGGAATTGCGGGCGTTGGGTTTTCTTTTCGGTCGTGTCCTCGCCTTCCTCAAACCGGATTTTGTCCCGGTTGAGAATGAGCGGCACCTTTCGGCCTCCGCTGCCATAATGTCGGTCCTTGGCGATGAGGATGTGGCGGTGCTGCTTGTAGGTTTCCGATTCCTTGTTCCGGTCCTGCACGATGTTTAGCACCGCATCGGCATCCTCCTCAATAACCCTCCCGTGCTTCGTGTCGCCGTCCGCGTTAAGTTGCGACAACACCAAAATGGTGATTTCCAAATCCTGAGCCAAGGTCTGGATTGTGTGGCTGATTTCGGAAATCTCCCCCTCCTTGTTTCCCGCGCCTCTCGCCTGAATGAGTTGGAGATAATCCACGGCGGCAACCTTGATCCCCATCTCCCGCTTGGCCTTCCGAATCGCGGCGACAACCGTTTGCAACTGCTTGTTGGCGGGTCGCTGAATGCGTAGGGGCGAGGGAGCTAGCATGGAGACGGCCCGCTTGACCGCCTGCATCAGCCCCTTTGTCACTCCTTCCCCACCATTCTCGGCGGCGTAGATTTTCGGCTCGGTGAACGCCCGTGCGTCCATCCTCCCGGCCTGCACAAGCATCCGGTCCATTAGGTCGCGCTCGGACATTTCCAGCGTGAGGAAAAGGCACGGGAATCCCTCCAGCACGGCGTTGAGAACAATTTGAGACGCCAGCACCGACTTCCCGCCCTCCGGGTAAGCGCCGATTACCCAAACCCGCCCCGGGTGCAATCCTTGGAGCCGCTCATCAAGCTCAGGAATTGTCGGAATGCCCATGCTGTTTTCCGTCCCCTCGGCCCTCCGCTGGAATCGGTCTAGAGACTCCTGGATGATGGCTTTGAGCGTCAATGGCGGTTTTGAGTCGGTGAGCGCATCGCCAATGGCCGTTATTGGCGTCCCTGTGGCCGCCACGAGGCTTTCCGCGTCCTCGGTGGTAGCCGACTCAATCAAATCCAATCCGGCGCGCACAGCAAGCCTTCTGGCGCGAAACTCGGACAAGGTGGCGACATGATCGGAAAAGTGGTGGCAGGAAGGCGTGTAGCTCGAAAGCTCGGCAAGCATTGAAGCGCCGCCAATCGAGTCAATCCCGCCATGGAGGGCTTGCCCGTCTGCCAGCAAGGAAAGCGTGTCGATAGCTTGGCCGTTACTCCGCTGAATGGCGGCGGTGATGAGGTCGAACCATAGCGGCGTGGTGTGGAAATGGTCACGGGTTAGGTGGGGCGCTTCGTCCAGCTTTTCCGGCCAGTTGATGAGGACGGAAAGAACGGATTTTTCGTGCTGGGGGGAGCAGGGGAGTTTTAGAAGATCGATCATGGCTTGTTTTCTCTAAATGATGGGCAGTCGCAAACGATGATCCCGCCTGATTCGTTGAATCTGGAAATCACGGAAGGGGATATTTTTTGCTGCATCTCGGCAGCTTGCAGGTTGGCAATCAGGATCGTTGGGAGGTTGTCGGCATATCGGCGGTCAATGATCGTGGTGATCATTCGGTTCTCCCAATCGGTTTCCCCCCGCTCTTGAAACTCGTCAATCACAAGCAAACCAACCCCGGACAAATGCCGGATGACTGCAAATTCCCCATTGCCGTCCGTCCGTCTAGCGGCGTCCCGCAACTCGATAAGTATTTCCGCGATGCGCCGATACGAGGAAGTCTTGGCCCTGTTGTTGAGGTCCATTGGGAATCCGCCCTTCGCTGAAATCTCCGCCGCCATCCGGGTTTTCCCCGATCCTCGATTGCCGATGATGATTACGTTACCCGACCCGGCGATGACCCTTTCGGCCTTGTCGAAAATGGTTTGCCATTTGGGGTTTTCGTTTTGGAACGGCAAAAGGTATTTCGCCCCCCACCCGTCTGCTTGAATCGTTAGTTGTTTCATAGGATTTTCAGTGAGAGAGCTTCGTTGGTTCCTCGGAATTGATTTGGGGCGTTTGCGCTGATCGGCTCCGATTCCCACTTGCGGTCTTTGATCCAAAGGTGCGCACCGGGTGCAAACTGCCCGCCGTCCTTCGTCCATTCGTGGCATGATGCCCATTTGGTGAGGGAGTCGGTGATGGTTTGCTCGTCGGGCTTGGCTTTGAGCTTTCGCCATTGCTCATGCAGCTTGAACTTGGAGCTTCGCGATCTGCTGTTTGGTGGAAACAGCTTCCATAGGTTTTCCACAATCGGCGGATACTCGTCCGGCTTGTCGGACAAGAAAGAATCTTTCTCAGTAGATGAAGTAGAAGATGAAGATGAAGATGAAGATGAAGGGGTTGGTTTTCGGTTATCCTTTGTTTCGCTTGGAAGGTTGGGGGGAAGGTTAACCTTCCGCTTAACCAATAAAGGGTTTCCCCCTAGCTTTCCGCCCGCTGCCCTTGCGTTTCTAGTGTTTTCGTCTTTGACCATACGGCGGGAGAAAATGCACCCGTCCTCATCGCGGCTGAAAACCCCGCATTCCTCCAATTCGGCAAGCAACCTTGTGACAACCTCAAGGTTGACCCCAACCATAACCGCAAGGTTAACCTCCCGGATAACCTTTGACCCAACCTTCAAATACCCGTAAGGGGTCCCCTCATGCATGTAGCAGATCATATCCATCCACAATCCCCGCGCCTCGCAAGAGCATGTTCGGAGTGCTGTATCACGCAACCAGTCGGAAGGGTAGAACTGGAAAGATGGGCGTTTCATTGTTGCGCCCTCCACTCTTTCTGGAATCGTCTTGCCTCGTTTTTGCAGAATGAAGCCCATTGAACGTATGCCTCAGGGTCCATCCGACTGAATGAATCCGCCATGGAATCGAACTCCAAAACCAACCATGACGGCATTGACCGGATCATGTCGCGCCATTTGGTTTCACAGGCGTGAATCTCCTCATGGCACTCCCGGCATAAAACCGTCACGTCTTTGAGGTCATATTCCCAAGGCTCGCGTCCAGAAATGTATCTTTTGTGGTGAACGTGGTTGAACTCGCTTCCCGGCCTGTCTTCGCATCCACAGGTTGTGCATGCCACGCCGTATTCACGGAATGCCATTTGTCTGAATTTTTGCCATCGCGGGTCTTTCAGTTTTTCGGAGTAGGTCTTCATAAGATCAAAAAACCCCCACCTCCGGGGGCGTTGGTTGGTTGTTTTTATGCTTCGACCCCTTCTTGCAATTACAAGAAAGGCACAGGGATTGCAAATTCGTGATCTCGTTTCCGCCTCCTGCTCTTACGGGAATTACGTGATCAATGGTCAGATTTTCCTTTGTGTGGCAAATCACGCATTTCCAAGAATCTCGCGAAAAGACCTCAATCCTGACTGATTCCTTGGCGATCACCAAATCCGCAGCTTTCCTCCGCGCCTCGTATTTTTCCGCGTAATAATCTCTAAAGCAATCCCGCGCATGCTCGGTGAGCTTGTCGATTTTGTTCTTCTGCTGATGGAGCCATGACACCCGCTCAAGCAGCTTGCGAATCTCAGCTTCAATTTTATAAGAGCAATCCTTGCCGCGATTCATCGGCCTGCGCTCTGGTGCTTCTTCTGGTTTCACCTTGGAAAGCACGTAAATAAGATCATGCAATTCCGCTCGGATGGTTTTAAAGTCTTCGTCCATGATTTAACAAAAAACCCTCCAGTCCGCGCCAAGTGGAAACACGCCGGATGAACGGCGGCCCGTCTTGCGACGGCTTGGCGGGGGCTGGAAGGCTGTTTGATTGGTTTTCATCTCTATGTCCCGTTTCCAGCGGGATGTCTTGCGACGGGTCAATTATAGCCTAAAGGCGGGACGGGTCAAGGGGTGGGTTAGAAAAGCGTCAGCTGAGACTTGGCGTTTTTCAGGTTTTGCACGGCTTGATCAAAGTATGAGCCTTTCAGTTCCGACCCGACAAAGCGGCGATTCAATTCCAGCGCGGAAACCCCCTCGCTGCCAATCCCGGTAAACGGCGACCAGACAAGCTCCCCCTCGTTTGTCCACAACTCGATTGCCCGCTCGATCACATCAAGTTGGAGCGGGCAGATATGGCGCTCGTCGGCGTTGTCTCTCGCGCCGTCTTTGTTAAGAACGCGCCCTTGATCGACGGTCATCCAAACGGGGCTAGCGACTTCCTGCCACCAATCCACCGGATACTTCGATGGGTCTTTGGTGACCGGGACAAGGTTTTCCCCCGGCGCTTTGAACACAAGCAGATAGTCCGCGCATCCAACCCGTGAATTAGTGGAGTCTGATTTCAGTGTCTTGTAAAGCAACCCGTGCGCCTTGGTGCGTTGCATCTCGGTGACGGGCGACTTCCAAATGCAAATGCGGGAATGAAACGCGAAGTCGTGCTTCCAAAACATGCGAATAATCTCGCCGCTGAAATCTTGAAACTCGATCTTGCCATGCTTCGATTTAGTCGAGAGTAGGTCAACGCAATGAACAGCCACCTCGCGCCCCGGCTTGATTACGCGGGCAATCTCCTCAATCAGAATCTCAAAGTGTTTTGAGAACTCATCGAGATTGGCGCAATTCCCCATGTCTTGCAAGTCGTCTGAGTAGGTGAATAGGTCCGCGAACGGTGGAGAAAAGATGGAGAAGTCAACGGATTGATCTTCTAGCTGCTTTGCCACGCGGACGCAATCGCCGTGATGGATTTCCCAACCGTCTCCGGTGGCGGTGTTGATGTCGGTTTTCATTGTCAATGGTTTGGTGGTTTCGTTTTTGAATGCAAGCGCGGCGATCTTCATCCGCTCTTGCATCTTAGAGTGTTGATCCATCTTGCGCTTAACGGTTGCGAGGATCGCGCCTTCCGTGCGGGCTTGGATGATATAGGCGTTGACTTCCTTTGTCTGGCCGAATCGGTAGGAACGGCGCAAAGCCTGATAGAAGTCCTCAAATGAGTAGGAAAGGCCGACAAATGCAATGTTTCGACAAACTTGCATATTCATGCCGAATCCGCAAATGGATGGCTTTGATATAAGAACGCGTGTATCACCATTGATAAACCCCATGATGCGCGACTCCTTGTGTTCGGCCTTGTCGCTACCCCTAACCTCCACGGCATCGGGAATCCGCTTGGAAAGCTCGTCGGCTTCGATGTTGGTATTGCACCAGACAATCCACTTCTCATCGGATGCGTTCACCATGTCCGCAACGGCGATTGCGCGATGCTCTGCGGTTTCGCGTAACTCCTTATGCATGGTGGTGGCGGAAAGCGTTGCATGCTTGAAAAGCTCGTCACTTCCAGCGGGCGCAACCTCATCGACTTCGACTGTGATTGTGTGGAGATTGAGCGGCGGCATATCGTATCCGTCATCATCAAATCCAATATCGGAAGGCTTGCCAACGCATGCTGCCCATGAAGCGACCCACGCCCAGAACTCGGACTCAGCGTGTTTTTTCAAACGCCAATCGCCAGTGTTGAATGTGTCGTTAATGAAGAATGTGGAAAGCATCTGCGCGGGCGTGCAAATCCCTAGGAAGTCCGCATGCTGGCCGAACTCGGAATAATCGTTAGGCGATGGCGTGGCTGTGCAGCATAACTTGTAAGTCGTGTCAGCAAAGCGATCAGTCAACCGCTTCCTTGTTTTGCCGTTGAAGTTTTTCAGGATGCTTGACTCATCCAAAACCACCGACCCGAAATCCACGCCGTCAAACAAATCCAGTTTGTCATAGTTCGTGATATTGATACCCGGTCCTACCTCATCGGCTGATTTAACGATTCGAGCTTCAATCCCAAACTTGCCAGCTTCCGCCAACGTTTGAGGCGCGACTGAAAGCGGGGTCAAAATCAAAGATGGCTTTGCGCTATGGTCGGAAGTTTGCCGTGCCCATTCAAGCTGCTGCAATGTCTTGCCAAGCCCGCAATCCTCAAACAATGCGGCGCATCCTTTGCGGATAGCCCATTTAGTGACGTGCTGCTGGAACGGGAAAAGCGGCGCTTTAATTTCGGATGGCTCAAATCCCGTGCAATTTGCACGCCTTACTTTTGAGGTAATGAATTGATCGTAGTCTAGTTTTTGTGTCGTGTTCATTGGTCTGATTCTGTTATTTCCGCAACTCCCCCGCGATGGCCTTTGCGAGCTTGGCAATTTCGACAGGCAAGTCTTCGTTGTTGTAGCTCCACTCCGCGATGATGGCGGGCGCGATGGCGATGGCGATGCGCTCGGCTAGGTCGTCGTGCGTGGTTTCCGGCGGCGTGTTGTCGGCGATCATGGCTTCACCTCCGTCTTTTCGCGCACAAACTCGCCGTTGACCATCTTTCCTTGGCGGTCCTTGATTTCATCCCAAGCGCATTCTAGGCACTCTTCCAGCGTCCAACCGAAACGGGAGGCGATTAGTTTGAGTCGGGCTAGGATTTGTTTTGAGTTGCTCACAAATCCGGAGAGAGGATAATCATCGGAAAGCCTAGCTATATTTAGAACTGAATCGGCTATCTCATCCATCAACTCAAGGTTTGACTTGTCGGTGGTCAACTCCATATCCGGCTGGGGAATCATTTGTTGCATCTGCCCGCCGATGATCAGGGTAACCACAACGTCACCGATGCCGTCTTTGATTTCGTTAAGCTCCGCGCTGCTAACTTGTCCGGTCATGCGTTGCGCTGCGTCGGCAAACACAAGCGCATCCCGCGTTTCGTTAACCTCCTCCAGCGTTTTCTTAAGCTGCGCGAACGGCGTGCCCTTGGCGTTGTCACCGATGATGTTTCGAGCCGTTGCCCATGTCAGGACGGCGGTTGTCAGGTCGTTGTATGTTGGTTTCATTGGTCTGTTTTCTATTGGTTGGAAAGTAATCCCCTGCCTCCCGCGTTTGAATTATCCGTGATCCAATCCCGGTCAGAAAAGAAACACGGTGCGGGAGGCGTGGCCGTCAGCACTCGCTGGGACCGGGGAGAGTGTATCGCGCCACGTTCTTTCCCGATGGCGTGCGGATGATTTCGGATCGGATGTCGTATCCGGCGCGGCGAAGGTCTAGGACTCGCGCACCGAGGCGTAGGCAGTTAAAGAGGCTCAGGGCTTGCATTGCCGTGAGTGACTCCCCAGCTTGCAGGTGAGCAAGGATGGCTTCGGATTGGCTCATAGATCACCCTTTCTAGCGGCTAGCATTGAGTCTGCCGCCCTCCATGCGGCTTCTGGGAAATCATAACGGCGCCTTCCTTTGTGGATTTCTTCGCCAGTTTCATCGTCATAAGGATCTTCATGCGTTGTCATCCATGACCCATCAATCTCGTCAGTTTCCGTGAAATGCCCGCTGGCAAAAAACCCCTGCATCGCCATCCCCGCAAACCAGTCACGGAGGGACATTCCGGTGGATTCTTGATGCACTATGTTGCCGGAAAAATTCCCGGCGCTGTCGTATTGTGACGCGATTATCTCGCCATGCGGGAATGCGCTGCCCCCGTCGTCGGTTGGCTTTGTTTTTATTGGCTCAGTCATTGTCGTATTTGGTTTCCCCCAACGCCCTCCCGGTCTGAAACCGACCAAGGAAAAGCGCGGGAGGGGTTGGGAGAGTTATTTGGCGAAGGGAAGCATCGCCTTGTATTTGTTAAGTCGCGCAGTCATGCGCTTGAGTTTAACCAATCCGTCTGGAGTTGCGTTGCTCCAATCGGCAGCGATGGCGCGTGAAAGCTGCCAGATTTGAAATTTGATTTCTTTTTGCGATGTGTTCATTTGTTTTGGTCGGTTGGCGCGTTGCGTCGTGCAACTGAGGAGAACTTACGGAACGCCCTCCCCGGTTGCAAGGAAAACTTTCATTATTTTTTAGGGGGCGGGAAAGGCTTGTTTCACCGGTATTCCGGCCTCAAGGCGTAGCATAATCGCCAGCATCTCGGCGGCGGAATGCACGACATGAACTTGCCCTTGCCATGATGCGTGAAAGGCAACTTGCGGCTCGGTTAGCTTGCGGTCACTCGGCCTAACATCCGGGTTCTTGACCTCAAAAAGGTAGTTCTTGCCCCGCCATCCCACCACAAGATCCGGGAACCCCTCGCCGCATGCGGAGGCGTCGAAAACGCTGGCATCCGGCATTGCGGCTTTGAAGGCGTGGATTGCCTCTAGCTGGTTCTTGTCAACTCTGGCGGCGTATTTCATGGCGACTCCTCCCGCTGTTTGATGTCGGCAAACATGGCGTCGATTGTTTCTCGCAAGATTGGCCATACTTCCGGCTCGATTTGCATATCATTGGTTGGCCCCTGAGATTCGGACTTTACAGACACAAACTCGCCAGCCGCCTCGTCTTCGATTGATGCGTGATACCCGTGTTCGCTGAAAAGCGACTCGCCCTCGGGAATGATGGAGACGCGGGTGATTCTGGATTCGTATTTCATCGAACGCCCTCCTCATTCCAAAGCCGGATATTGAGGGACTTAGCGGCAGCGGTTAGAGCTTCGTCTTCGGTTGCGCCCTTGCCGATAACGGTCATGCCATGCCTTGCGGCGTAGCGGTTGCTGTTTTCTTCGGTGACTGGCTCAACGGTTAGATGGTGGCGTTGCATCCACCGCAAGCGCGGGGAAGGGGTTTCGGGGATGTCGAATAGGTTCATGGTTTGTCTAAGTGTGGGAATATGATTAGAAACTCTTCGGCTAGGATGTCGCTGGCGAGTTCTTCCAGCCTGTCGCAGAATTTGAGAATCCCGGCTTGGAGCTTCTCGGTGTATTCGTCGCGATCAACAACAACCAGCATGTTTTCGATGTGCGGGTTGTCGGCATAGGCGAGGAAGTAGCACTTATCTGCGCCCGTGACGATCATCTCTCCATGACATTGCGCTTTGTGGTCCAACGGCAACCCGCCTTCAATCCGCCATTTAAGGAACGTGTGAAGCGCGGGGCACTTGATTTCGACGGGGCATCCGTCGTCGGCAATGGCATCCGGGCTTGCCCCGTATCGCCCGCAGTCGGATAGGAAAAACCCGCAGTCTCGCGCATTGAGTCCATGCCGGAAGTTGAGCCATGACAACGCCTGTTTCTCTAGGTAGTTCCCGCGCTCGGTGTCGGGGCTGCCCTTAAAGTCTGCCAACCACCCGCAAGCGGCGGCGATGAGTTCTGCGGCGTAACTATCCGACGCCTTGGAATACTCGCCTTTTGCTGGCGTGACGATCCGGCCAAACTCGCTGGCGGTCGGCCTGCCC